GATATTGCATTAGTTTTTACATCTTTAGTTTCTTCTACAGGAGATAAACTTAATACATTTGAACCAGGTAAATAAGTATCCCCATTATATGTAATACTTGTATATCCCGTATTTAAAAATAAACTATCATTATTATCAGAAGTAACTTGAAATTTTATTAATTGAATAGGATAAGTATCTCTATTTTGTACTTCAGCTAATGTTGTTGAATCTATTGCTTTAACCATTATAATATCTCCTGAAAATTAAAACTATCATAAGAATAATAATTATATCCCGGGCCAGGTATAACTGATACATTTGGTCGACCATTTAATAACATTTTAAATTGTACACCATTACCATAAGTAAAAGTATCGCCATTAGTGATAGGATTAATTGCACCAGTATTTAATTTAAAGTTTAATAAATTACCTACTATTGCATTTGAATTTTCTTTAATTTGATATACTTTTGTACTTGAACTAAATTGTATAAAATCACCAGCTTTAACATTACTTGATAAATCTACATTAGCTAATTGTACATCAACACCACTTGTATTAGCATTAACCACTTCAATTGTTAAACCTGATTGTGGAATTATACTTCCATTAGCAAAAGTTAAATTAATTGTTGATGGTAAATTAGTTGTTTTAAAATCAATTCCATCTGTTATTCCTAATAATTCCGCTTCAACTTCATCATATTTTGCTTTAGTTAATAATGGTAAATTTACTTCTAAAGAATAAAATGTCGGACTGCCTCTTTCTTGTCTAGCATAACCTGAGTTTGATATTGATCTTCGAACTCTTGCTGATCTATTTAATGATATATCATTTGTATATTCAAATATTTTTGACATTATCTTCTCCTATTCTTTAATCCAGCAGTATTTCTTGTAAAGTTTTTATTAGCTCCACCTACATGAGATGGACTAGATGATATAACAGACCTTATTTGATCTATAGATCTTTGGTCAACATTACCGCTTATATTTATTGTAGTATTATTTATTACTGAACCAGAATTACCTGTTTTATTTCTAGGTACAACCATTTCTCCAGGTGTTAATAATGCAGGTATTCTATCAGTATATGGTGCACCACCAGGTACCATACCTCCTTCATTAAATTTTAAAAATGAAGTTCCAAAACTTAATAAACTTGAAAATATATTACCTTTGCCTGATTTACCACCACTAAATATACTACCTATACTACTAAGATTACTAGTTATATAATTAATACCTTGACTTATTAGGCTGTTTCCTTTACCTCTTTCAATGTTTAATAATTTTTCATTTCTTATTTTCTTTTTACCTAATTCTTCAAAAGCTTTTTCAATTAAAAGTTCAGTAGATTTTTTAACTAATGTATCAGAAATAGTTAATAATACATTTCTAAAAGCATTTTTAGTAATCTCTAATAATGAATTACCTTGTCTAATCCCCTCTAACCATGATGTACTAATTGTATCTGATATTAATTTAGCTTCAATACCGGCATCTTGTAAAACATCTCTATATGATTTAACAGCAGCATTAGCTTTAGCTTGATCAATAATCATTCTTTTACTCATGAACTCAATTCGTTCATTAATATTAGCAATTTCTTCTTGTCTTTTTCTTTCAGCTTCTGCAGCTTCTTTAGCCATATCCCTTTGAGGAGAGGGTTGATCATAAACTAATTTTCTAGTTCGTGTTCCTGAAAATAATTCTTTTTGCTTTCTGTTTAATTTTGTATATGCATTTACAACAGCATTAGCTTCAGCTTTAATAGATTCTAATTCTTCTTTTAAACTTTTTGCAGCTTCTTCTGCTTCTTTTGAAGCTTTTGGAAATATTTTTAATTTAGAAACAAAATTAAGAACAGCTAATTGCGCCTCTTTCATTTTATTTATAAAGAAATCTCTAATTGTAGCTACAACTTTCATTATTTCATCATTAAATGCTATAAATGCTGCAATACCTAATTGTATTGCTGTTACAATAATACCAACAATATTGGCTCTCATAACTACATTTAATGTTCTCATATTTTTAGTAGCTGCAATTATTTGTACTGATAATAAAATAAATTGAGAAGCAATACCTGCAACAAATGATCCTATTTTTAATCCTATAAACACTTTAAATGCAGTAATTATAGTATCAATATTTCTACCTACAAGCCTAATTGCTGATTCAACATTTCTAAATGCTTGAGATAATGATTGACCTACTCTTTTTGCAAAATCAGATATAACAGTTTCATTATCAGAAAATTCTTTATTTAATAATCTAATTTGTGATGTTAAACTTCCAAATAATTCTTGTGATACAATTTTTCTAAATTGAAAATATTTATCTTGTACCATTGACACTTGCCCAGTCAATGTATTAGCTAATTCACCTGTAGCTTGACCAAATTGTCCGCCTTTACCAAATACTTCAAAAAATCTTTTTCTAGTTTCTTCAATTGATACTTTAGCACCAGCTTCAAAACCTAGCATTGCTCTAACGCCTCTTTCCCTAAAGACATCAGCAGCTGCTATACCACCAGCAAATGCTCTTTGAATTTGAGTAGCAGTTTGTCTAAAATCTAAACCTGTAGCTGCAGCAACATTACCTGTAATTTCTAATATTTTAGATAATTCATTTGCATCTTTTGCAATAACAGCTAAATTACCTGATCCTGCAGCAATTTCTTCTAATGAAAATGGAACTTTAGCTGCAAATGAAGCTAAATTATCAAATGCTTTTGAACCCTCTTCAGCAGATCTAAATAATAATTTAAATCTAATTTGTAAACTTTCTATTTGATTTCCTGCTTGAAATGTATCTCTTATAAATTTACTAACTCCAAAAGTTACAGCAGCTAATCCAGCAGCAACACCTACTTTTAAAGTTTTACCTAATGAAGCAAAAGTTGATCTTGATCTAGCAGCAGCTGCCTCTAATTGTTGAATTCTTTTTGAAGCAATAAATGCATTATTACCTAATTTATTTAAATCAGATTGTAATTTATTTACTTGGCTTTGTCCCTTAACATTAGTAATAATATCTAATTTTACAGCCATTTTTCCTTATCCGTTAGTTATTTCCACATTAACTTCATCAAAGTATTTTCTAAAAGCAGCCTCTATAAATTTAGTAGGCGCTTGTTGTGAATGTCCATTGTTAAGGAATTCTATATAGGTTGTACCATTTGTAACAATAATTTTATTTGGTTTATCTTTTGGTACCAAAATATTTATATTAGATGTAACAGCAGGATCTTTTTGATTATAATATGTTTCAGTGTATCCAATATACCAGCTATTTCTAGCTTGACCAGTATCAACTGGAGTTGTTAATTTTACATCAGCAAAAGCTTTTAAGGCTCTTGATCTAAATTCTTGTTCAATTGCTTTATTAACATCTTTTTCAAGATCATTAACAGCAGTTTTTAGGCCAATAGTAGTTATTGCCATTATATTAATTTACCTTTATTTATACCCTTTTTAATAATATATCTTTGTGTACCATTGGCACCAATATTTACTTCTTTTTTAAGGTTTTTAAATAATTCTTTTTCTTTTAAATCTTTTTCAGATTTCTTTTTAAAAGATTCTAAAATTTTTATATCTCTCATATTAAATACCCTCATCTAAAAATCTAGTAGTTTTTTTCTTTTTATTTTTCTTTTTAGGTTTTTGAAAACAATTTTCAACCCATTCTACCCATGAATCTATGTAACTAAAAAATTTATAAAATATTTTATCAATCATAATTACCTTTCAAGTGGGCAGTTTACACCGCCCGACTATCATTTTTCAAATTTTTTATTTTCCATAAAAGATATATTATTTCTTTTAGCTATATTTTTTAATTCTCTAAAACCATGTTCTAATTTTAAATCTTTATCGGTTTTATTTTCCATTAATTTTAACGAAGGAAATAAATCCTTTACTTTAATTGGTTTAGTACCTTGATAAGTAGTTTGGGCTAATATAGCAGCTCTATGATCATCTCTCCAACCATATGGTCTTGTATTAAAATACTTTATCCAACCTATATATTCTTTAGTTGACATATTATATATAGTATCTAATGTAACACCTAATTGATGAGCTAATTCATATTCTGCTAATTCTTCTTCCCCAATTCACCACCTTTATCATCTGATGCAGCTAATCCATTATATACAAGAATTTCTTGTGATAATTTAGTTAATGATTGAATAGGAAATTTTTCAAAATCTTCTTCTTTCATTTCTTCAGCGCCTACAACAGTTGATTTAAATATAGCACTTAATGTTCTTATACCAGTGACATCATCGGTTTTATTTTGATCTAAAACTTTTTGTAAATCTTTTATACCTTTAACTGTTAACTGTTTAATTTCCACTTCTTGATTAAGAAATGGTATTTTCTTCGTTATTTCCACTATTTTTATGTGCTTCATTTTCTACCTCATTTGGTTTTTGATATAAATGTTTATTATGCGATTCAAAGTCTTCCATCATTTTTCTAATTTTATGTAAAACATCTAATGTTTCAAAGACTTCTTGTTTATTATCTACATCTTTCAATCTATCATAAGTTTTTCTTATAGATGTATCTATAGATTTTTTTATATGTAAAGAAGTTATTCTTAATACATAATATTTATTAAATGGTTTATTATTATTATCCATGTTTTATCCTTATACTATTATTTAGCTGGGCAATTAAGCCCAGCCAAAAAAATTTTATTATGCGTCAGCAAATGGACCAACATAGTCAGTTTCAGTACTTAATGTCAAAGTTGCCTGATTTGAATCAGTCAAATTTGGAGCTACTTCAAAAGACGCTACTTGTCCCTTTACATAAAATGCAGCATTATCACCAGTAGATGAATTTTTAACATCTAGTTGAAATACATATGTGTTTCCATCTTGAACTAAACCTTGAATAGTATCATGTACAGAAGGTACATAATTCAAAGTAAATTCCAATGTTGGAGCATCAGATTGTCCTTGGATCTGTGAACTTACAGATTGTCCAAAATTTGGTACGTTAACAATGTTAGCGGGTTTACCAAATGAAGGAAATTCTCTGATGTTAGTAACTTCAGTTGCACCATCAAAATCACCTGAACCAGAAGCTATAAAAGCTTGGTGTGTTGTGTCATTTGTTGGTAGAGTGTAGCTACTATCAGCTTTGTATTTAAGTGTAGTGAAAATACCAGCACCTATATTTGAAATTAGAGCCATTTTATTTATTCCTTTATATTATTTTTGGTTAAATTGATCTGAAATTGACAGTATAATCCACATTATATAAACCTGAATCTTTTTTGTCAATTCCAATATTTGTTATAAAGCTATTAGTTGTTTGTAGATATCCAGAGATTACTTCTTTATCAAATAATGTTTTTAATATATCAACAATTTCATATGCACGTTTCATACCTGCTCCAGCTGGAACAAATATATTACATACAATTTGACCGTTTGCTAATACATTTTTATAAGCTAAATCAGATGAAAAGGGTAAAACATTAATTCTTATCCATTCATCAGCATTTATTTCTCCTTGATAATTTGAAGGAAATGCTTTTATATTATTTGATGTCCAAGCATTGGAAGCAAATACACCTTCAACAGCTGTTAATATTTGTGATATTGTAGCCATTATGATTCCCTTCCAACAGTTAAATTAATAATGTAATTATTGTCTTCAAATTTTAATATTTTCCAAGTTTTATTTCTAAATACAATATTATCGTAATTATCAATGTTTTTAGAATCTATATTTTTTGAATCAATTAATAAATTACATTCTAATCTAGGTGTATCATCATTAGTTCTATATTGACTTTCAATTACTGCTTTAACAGTAATAGATGTATCAACAGAAGAATTAACAGTTTGTGTAGAAAAATTATAATCAGTTACAGTTTTATTTGTAAATGTTATGTTTTCTCCTATATCACCTATTAAATCGAATGCAAGGTTTACATTATTTTGAATTAGTTTTTGGTAACTCATTAAGCACCTCCACTAACTTTAACTCCTCTATTAGTTGCAGAACTATTAGGATTATCGTATTTAACAATTATATTTTGAATATGGTCAGGTAATTGTTTAAAATTACTTATTCCAGATCCTAAATCAAAAGTCATAGATATAGAGCCAACAGTTAAATCTTTTAATCTGGGAGAACCAGTTGATTGATCTTCTATTGTGCTCATATTTTTAATCAAATGTAATGCAAGTTCATAGGTAGCTTTTTTGATATCTTCAGGAATAGTTCCCATAAACTCAGTAGTATCATCTCTATCATCTTCTAAAGTTTCATACCCACCGGATTTAGTATCCCAATAAGTAATATCTCTAGGCCATGATAAAGGATATGAGGCAGTAGGTAAAGCCGTACCACCCCAATCCAAGTCATCGAGAATTCCTGTGGCTGTTACTAAAGCTCGTTCAACAGTTTCATCTGATGCACTATCCCAAGCAGACTGATTAAGTCTATTATAGAAATATTCTTCTGCTTCTGTTATAGTAACAAATGAATTGATCCCTTTTTGTAAAGCCATTTATTTTCTCCGTATCTAATAGTTATAATAATTAACCGTGATAAATTGGGAATAAACCAATTTGGTTAACGTTTGTAGCATGAACTGTCCAGTTTGTACCTAGAGCAAGGTCAGTATTTGAAGGATAT